TTCGTTCATGCGGGCAACAATCTGGGGGAGAAGCCTGCCGACCATCTCGGCCGATGGGACAGCCCCGTCAGCGCCGCCCATCCGGCACAAGGCATCAGCCAGCGCATACATGATCGTCACCATTTCCACCTTGCGATCTTCACCCTTGAAAATGGCATATATCTCATTCAGCTTCTCACGATCACACAAGGCCAGGAACTCTGACGGCGAAAGTTCGACGATGATCGTTGTACTCATGCTGATATCATTTCTCTAGCGAGACGCGGCAGCGGTGGAGAAGTGTTCCCGCGGGCCTGAAGTGGATTTCGGACAGGCATCCGGCACCGATCGTCACCGACGCAATGAAATCCCGAAGCTCTCTGCATCGCCGCGGGAACGCCCGACGTTATGCCCAGATGATTCGCGGCGTCAACCGGTGTTGACCTCGGCGCGATACCATGGCGCTATGCTGGCCATAGGCGCGGCGGGGTATCCTTCCGTCGGGCACCGCGGGGCTCGGTGGCTCCCAGAAAGACATCCTCCGGTCCCTGCCGCGCTTCCGCGAAAGCGGAGTAGGTCCATTTGCTGGACAAGGATGTCGACCCGCGGACTAATCTGGAGAGAAATCATGCGAACTATTCCACTGCCGGAAGGCGGCATCCCAGATGACGGGCAAGAGGGAACCGCGATCATAGACTGGAAAGAATCACCCAGCGACGTATTGGACCTCGTCGACACTCTCCTCAAACCTCACGGCCTTGAGATCGTCCAATACGACACCGACAGCGACTGCTACTGGTTCCGGATCGACCCGCGAATCAATCCCTAGCGTCGTGTCCAATCCTGCACACGCTAGCAGTAGCGGCTGAAAAATATGACCCGCCGCATGTTGACGAACGCATGACGGCGGCGTTACAAAAAGAAACCCCGGCGGGAGGCCGTAGCCTCAACCACCGGGTTTTGGATGCGAATTGCTTTGGCCGGCAGCGCATCCAAGAGATGAGATATGTAAAATATCTCGCCTCGTCAATCCCCTCGGCCAAGAATGAGGGGTTTTCATGTCGCTTGGTCCTAAACGGAACATTCCGGGAGAAGTTCTTCCGGCGCTGATAGCGGTGTTTCCAAAGGCTTTCTTCACATGGAAAGCCAACCCCAAGCCGCTCAAGATCGGCATTCACGTCGATCTCAAAGAACAGCTACCTCTTCTCGGCAAAGAGAAGATCAAACTCACCCTCTACCGATACACCAGCACCATCAGATACCGACGCTGCCTCGTTGAGGACGTCGATCGCGTCGACCTGTCCGGAGAACCATGCGGCAAAGTCACGAAGTTCGCACAGGATCAAGCCCAGGCCAAACTGGCTGAACATTTCGCAAAGTCTAAACCCCAAAAGAAGATCGCTGCCTGAAGTAACGCCGACCCCCGCCAAAGGCCACGGCGGGGCATGAACATCCTTTGAGACCACCATAACCATCCTGGGACAGTTCCCGGGAACGAGGAGACGTGCCCATGTTCCAGACATTTGCCCTCGCGCGCCCACGCAACCTCCTCTTACTTCCTTTCTTGTCTGTGGCTGGTCTAGCAAGAAAGGAAGTAAGGGAAGAAAGAACTAACAAGAGAGACTCTTCATTGGAGAGCAATCTTCCTTTCTTAACAAAGCTTTTAGTAGGGGAATACGCGCGGCCGCAGGCGCATGAGCGCGCGCGCGACACCGGTTTTGGACCAACGGTTGCAAATCGGTGAGGTGGTGCCATGAACGGCGAACTGTGGGATCACCAGGCGAAGGCGTTGGACGCGCTGCGGCAGTCGATAGCGCAGGGGGTGAGGCGGATCGTGATGCAGGCGCCGACGGGTGCCGGGAAGACGCGGGTGGCGGCCGAGATCGTGGAGGGTGCGATCCGCAAGAACAACCGGATGGCGTTCGTGGTGAACGCGATCGGGCTCATCGATCAGACGGTGGAGGCATTCTACGCCGAGGGGATACGGGACATAGGCGTGATCCAGGCCAACCACTCGATGACGGACTGGGCCAAGCCGGTGCAGGTGTGCTCGATCCAGACGTTGAAATCCCGCAACGCATACCCAGAGGCGAAGGTAGTAGTGTTCGACGAGTGCCACTCCCTTCATGACTTCCACAAGCAATGGCTGGCCGACGCTGCGTGGCAGAACGTCCCGTTCATCGGGTTGTCGGCGACGCCGTGGTCCAAGGGTCTCGGCAAGTATTTCGAGTCGCTGCTGGTGATGGCGACGACGCAGGAGCTGATCGACAAGGGGGTGCTGTCGCGGTTCAAGGTATTTTGCACCGGACAGCCGGACCTGAAGGACGTGAAGGTCGTCGCCGGCGAGTACGTCAAGGATCAACTCTCGGACGCCATGTGCGGCGGGACGCTGACGGCGGACATAATCGACACGTGGAAGCGCATGTGGGGGAAGCCGAACACCCTGGTGTTCTGCGTCGATCGCAAGCACGCAGAAACGGTGCACTACAGGTTCCAGGAGGCTGGCGTGCAGTCGGCGTACCAGGACGGGGAGACATGCTCGTCGGATCGGGCAGACATCAAGCGAGGGTTCCACAATGGCACTTACGATGTTGTCTGCAATATTGGCACTCTTACCACTGGTGTGGATTGGGATGTTCGTTGTCTGGTGTTGGCGAGACCGACGAAGTCCGAGATCCTCCTCACGCAGATTATTGGCCGTGCTCTACGAACTGGCACGAACAAGGATCATGCGCTGATCTTGGACCACAGCAATTCCACCATGGAATTAGGGCTGGTCACCGACATCCACCATGACCACCTGGACGACGGGAAACCCAACGGCAAGGCGAAGGACGCCAAGCGCAAGAAGCCGCTGCCGCGGGCATGCACCGAGTGCCAGGCGATCGTGCCGCGGCTCAACAGGACATGCACAGAATGCGGGCACATGCTGCCGCTGGCGTCGGGCGTGGTCGAGAGGAACGGCGTGCTGGTTGAATACGTCCCGGGCGCGGTGCAGAAGACGGGGCAGGCGTTGAGCCGACAATACACGTCGGCCGAGAAGCAGCATTTCTACTCGCAGCTGCTCGGCCACGCGCGCGACAAGGGTATCAAGGAAGGCTGGGCGGCGCACAAGTTCAAGGAACGGTTCGGCGTCTGGCCGAACCACATGACCAAGGTCCCGGCGGAGGTCTCGTTCGAGGTTGCATCGTGGATAAAAAGCCGCAACATCGCATGGGCAAAATCGAAGCAGAATGGGCAACACCTGCAGGCGGCGGAGTGAGGGATATGGCGAAGGTCGTGCCGATACGAGGTGGGGCGAAAGCAATCGGAACGCTTTACAGAAAGGCACGTGGGTCTAACACAGAGACGGCGCGCTATTTGTTGGGGACAGGACGAGCATTGCTTGAGGAAAAAGTATCAATGTCTCGAGGCGAATGGCTTCCATGGATCGCCGATAATGTCGAGACGCTCGGGTTTGAAGATCGGACGGCGCGGAGGTTGTTGCAACTTGCGATTAGCAAAACGGACGCTGGCGTCCATTTTACCGACGAAGAGGCGACTGAGATTGTAAATGCAATCTGGGGTCACGGGGGCAGTCAATTAAACCAACAATCTCTTAGCAATGAACATTATACGCCGGCCAAATACATCGAGGCTGCGCGGACGGTTCTTGGCGGAATCGACCTTGATCCTGCGTCGTGCGAAGAAGCCAACAAGACTGTTAAGGCGACAGAGTTCTTCACCAAAGACGATGACGGGTTGACAAAGGAGTGGGGCGGTCGGGTCTGGCTGAATCCGCCGTATGGCGGTGACGTTGGCAAATTCATTGATAAGCTGGTGAGTGAGATGAAGGCTGGCAATGTTGACGCCGCAGTTATTCTCGTCAACGCTCACTGCACCGATACAATCTGGTTCCAGCCATTGTGGGAAGGGTGTTTATGCTTCACGAATCACCGCATCAATTTCACAGGTGACGATGAGAGAAGCGGTTCAACGCATGGCAGCGTATTCATCTATTTTGGGCCGGATGAGTCCGCGTTTGTGAAAGTTTTCACGCAGTTCGGTCCAGTAGTGGCGAGGATAGAGGAATGACGATTAGGGATTTGGAAAAGCATGCTGCGTCAAGGTGGGATTTTGCTCGTCTGGATGCGTGTCTAACCGAAGGTCGACAATTTTCAGATCAGGATGCAATTACTGCACACGAAAAAAGCAGGCGAGTGCTTTTGGTGGAGTTCAAGGGTCCTGACGTCGCTCAGCTTCCGAATGGTCAGTTCAGGACATTCAGGCAGCTTGCCAAGCCGGGAACAAGGTTCACATCATTGATTTTGCGTGGTGAGATCAACGATCCTAAGCATATGTCCGTGTTTCATCCTGGTCAAATATTTCTTGGTTCATGGGAGCCGTGCGAATGGTCCGATGTTGAAGCATTTATTCGTAAATGGGATCGCAGTGTGACACAGGTTACATTGGAGGAATGTCTAATGGCTACCATCCATGAAATATGGGGTGAGCTATCGCCAGAAGCACAGCGACAGTTGCTTAGAGAATTGCCGAGGCCATGACAGAGCGGGTCCCTCTCGCCGAGCAACTGGATGAACTCCGCTCCGAGTATGTCCGCCGCTGCCAGGCCTATCCGCTGCTCGTCGCTCGCGGAGAGATGCGCCAGGAAACGATGGAGTTCAAGATCGCAAGACTGGCGGCGTGTCACAACACGCTGGCGTGGCTGCTCAAGAACGCGGACCACATCAAGGAATGGGTGACATTTGCGTCGAAGTTCGGCGGCAAGGCTGAGGCAGCGGAGCAGTTCATGGACGCGCCGGTGGACGTGCTCCCGGCAGAGTTGACGTGGGAGGAACCGGATGCCTCGGCCGTTGAAGGTGGACTGGATCGACAGGGGACGGGAACCGCAGTGTCCTCCGAACCCGCTCTATCCTGACGGGGTCGATGTTGATTGCTCGCGGGGCGCTGCCGTCACCTGCACGGCGCAGCTGCCGTATCCAGCGCCGCGCTGCGGCTATTGGGCCATCAAGTGCGACACCTGCGGGCAAGCCATCATCGTGACGACGGCGGGACGTCCGGACGATCCGCGCACGGTGAAGATCGCGTGCGAGCTGGTGAAGATGGGGCACTGATGGCGAGGCGCAAGCGCAAGCATATCCCGTTGAAGACGAAGCTGGCGGCGGCGCTGGCGTGCCTGCTGCCGCAGAGTGAACGCGACTCGGCCAGAGCCGACAAGGTGAAGGCCGAGCACATCCTATCGTGGTTTGAGTTTCATCACATCGTCTTTCATGCGCACGATGGTTCGGACGAATGGTGGAATCTTCATCCGCTTGTCATGGACCTGCACAGGAAGCGGTCGAAGGGGCCGCGGTCGGACACGTCGGTCATAGCCAAGGTCAAGAGGCTGCGCGCGACGCCTGTAATAGCGGCTGGACTGCCAAAGCCGCGGTATATAATGATTGATATTCCAAGCAGACCAAAACGAAAAATTCCTTCTCGTCCTTTTCCAAAGAAACATCGTCCTTTGAGAGCAACTAATGGATAACAAACATCGCGGCGCGCATTCTGAGCTGATAGCTTGTGCGTGGCTACTTGGGAACGGCTATGAAGTGTTTAGAAACATTAGTCCTTATGGGCTGATGGACATCATTGCCATTAAAGATGGCCAAATGCTCAAGATCGACGTTAAAACCAAGAATGTCCATGGTGATCAAAAACTTACGAAGGAACAGATTGACTACGGTATCGTTATTCTAAATGTTTGTCCGAGCACTGGTAAATGCGATCTTGATTTGTCGCCAGAGCCGAAACAGTCAATGGTGGCAATTTGCGAAATTTGTGGTGTTACTTTTCATAAGTATCGTCATAGTCAGAAGCGATGTTCTAGAGTATGTGAACCAGAACCTGCGCGCCGCGCCACAGGCGGTCGCTGGCAAGCCGAAGGCAGCGAAGGGCAGGATAGACGCACCAGGGCCACGAAAACGCATCCAGGGCCGTCCTACGAGGGCGTGGGGCAGGCCAGGATGGCGCAAGAAGGTGAACGGGGAGGTCGTCCGGGTCTAAATAAATCACCAAAATAGCACTTTTATCTGTTTACAATTCTGCCACGACTGTCTATATATCGACTCGTCAGCAGGGACATTGGGTCCCGATCTCCAAAGGAGAGAAAGACATGACCATCAGCCAATATGTAGACGTTGCCCGCCGCCCGGACTTGTACACGTTCGAGCAGGTGGAGGACGCGTTCGGCCATTGGAGCCGGCGCGCGATGCTCTCATCTGATGAGCATGCCGCCACCGCCGCCCGCATCTGGCGCCGCATGTGCGCCGAGGCCCTCCAGGCGAAGGAGGACTGAAGCATGACATTTTACTTCATCCTCATCGGTGCGGTCGGCGTTCTGTTCGACGTTTCAGCGGCTGAGATCGTCACCGCCCAGGCATTGGTCGCTATTGCTCATGGGTTCATCATTAGTATCCGCGAATGTCTCGCGGTGTATCGCGCGATGCGGGAGGACGGACGATGACCGCCATCCTCGGCATCATCGCGGCCATTCTAGGGATGGTCGCGGCCTACAACTCAGACTTCATCATGGCCGGCGTGTTCATCACTGGCGGCATGTTCTTCGCCTACGAGCTGGCCTTCGGCCGCACGTTCCAAGGAGGTCCACTATGACGATGAGCTGGCACCAGCGCCGTCATGGCTGGACTTGCAGCGAGTGCGGCACGTTCAACGAGGAAGGCAACTACAACTGCGACGGCGAGGAGTGCGAGATGGACCGTAGGCGCGATGTCCGCGATCACGTGCGCCGCGGGCTCATCCACCGCTACCGCCAGGAGTGGAAGCGCGACGGCGACCCTGACCGTCTCGTCGTCAACTCCATGAGCGGCATGCTGTACCGGGTGCGCCGGTTCGCCGGACGCGTCGGGCTCATCTACACCGTACTTGTCCCTCCGCGGGACGGGATGCGTCCCGTCACCTATCGAGTCGACATCTGGCGTGTGCCGGACAGCGTCGTCCGGCAGGCCGTCGAGCATTTCTTCGGCCGGTGTTGACGTTTCCCGCCGCGCGGTAGCAATTGTCGCTACCGCGTTGGGGAACCGTCGAAGTTCCGCAACTTGATGGAGAACCAAACAATGAAGACCGGCCTCAGCCTCGTCGACCTTGCCCGCAAGATCGAGGCGAACTCCCAGATCAAGCGCGACTTCATCGTCGACACCGCGCGGTCGACGGTGCAGGTCCAGCAGGACGGCGTGATCGCCATGGAGCTGCCCGGACACGGGTCGTTCCCGCTCCTGCCGCTGCCGCACCGGCAGATCGCGGCGCACACCAACATCCCGGCCAAGTACTACGATCGGATGCGCGAGGATGCGTCGGACCTGCTGGCAACGAACGTCAACGCGTGGTTCCGGATCAACCCGACTAAGCGCATGTTCCGCACGCTGGGCGGGGACGGGCGCGCGCTGCTCTCGAACCGCTACCAGCGCATCGAGAACGAGAAGATCGCCGAGGTGGCGCTGCCGGTGCTGGCGGACTTCCCGGAGGTCAAGATCGTGTCGGCCGAGGTCACCGACGCGCGGCTCTACATCCAGGCCGTCGTCCCGACGATCCAGGGCGAGGTCAGGGCGCGCAAGGTGGGCGATGTGGTCCAGGCCGGCGTCGTGATCTCGAACAGCGAGGTCGGGCTCGGCCGCGTCGACGTGTCGGAACTGGACTACCGGCTGTGGTGCCTCAACGGTGCAGTCGGTGAGTCGCTGTTCAAGCGCACCCACGTCGGCAGGCAGATCGACGACAACGAGGCGCTGTGGGCCGATGACACCCGCAAGGCCGACGACGACGTGCTGGTCCTCAAGATCAGGGACATGGTCAAGGCGGCGCTCGACGAGGCGCGATTCCGGGCGCGGCTCGACAGGATGAACGGGCTGGCGCAGGTGCAGATCACCGGCGACGTGACGCAGGCGGTGGAGGTGATGTCCCAGATCGTGTCCGTTAATGAGGCCGAGAAGGGATCGATCCTCAAGTCGCTCATCAACGGCGGCGACCTGTCGGCGTGGGGCTTGCTGAACGCGGTCACGCACCAGGCGCACACCGCGCCGGACTACGACCGCTGCGTCGAGCTGGAGGCGATGGGCGGGAAATTGCTCAACCTCGCCTCGACGGAGTGGAAGCGGGTCCTCGAGGCAGTCTGACGCTGGCCTGGGCGGCAGGGGAACGACCCTGCCGCACGGGGCATCGCCACGATGAAGGGATAACCGCCATGCAAGAGGTTTTGAATCGCATCACGATGCTGGTCGTGATGATTGTTAGGCAGGGATCACGTGTTCGTGCGTGGTTCGGCACCAATCGCAATCAAACCAAGCAACCAGATTCGAAAGAGAACGGAGAAGTCGAATCCGTTTCAGATGTTATTTCGGAACCTGTCGCGCCGATACCGACTGAAGCAGAACTGAAGAGCCGTCTCAAGCGCCAAATCAAAGCTAGAAAAGAGAACAAAGAGAAGAAGAAAATCGCAAGAACGCGCATGAATGGTGCTGGACAAATCGATATTATCGATGAAGTTCCAGAGGAATGGTCGAAGGATACTCGCAATCTCATCACGAATCCTAGGTCTCTCGATGAATGGTACAGCGAGGATCTTGGGATGCTGCCTAGGGAGGCATTTGGTCAATTCGTTTTCCGCGACATGATCCTTGAGCAACTCGATCGCTACGAAGTTTATATGGACCGGATGAGAAGATGGAAGTCGGATCACGGAATATACTCTCGTCTCGGTGCTCATCTCATTCCGTGGGCCTCACACAGGGTCCTTGGTGGAGGTAGGATGAAGGGAAATGAGGATCGCGACTTATCCCATCTTTCTGAATTGTCTCCGTGGTGGAAGAAGAATAGGCCCGCATTTGGTGCCATCGCGTTTGGTGTTGATCCAAGGGTCGAGCAGGAGGAGATGGAACGCACGAACGAAGTTCGCGCGAAACAAGGGAAACGCTGGGCTGTCTGGATACCGAAGTTCATGATGTTCAGGAAGTACAGTCGGGATGGTGCTCCCTTGACGGTCCAGCCGGTGTTCAACGGCGACATCTACATCATGACGATCTACTGGGATCGCCCTCAGGACAAAGACTATAAGCGCAAATTTGGAACTCCCCAGGAATATGCTGTCGTCATAAGCGAAGACGGCACTGACGTGCGCGTCTTGAAATGTCTTCACAAGGTTCCCGTTAGCATCAAGAGCAGATTTTCAAGCCGCGATTGCCGCAGTGGAGTCAAGACGAGTTTCGATTTCAGCAGGATGGAATGGAGGATAGGAGCCGATTTGGAGGATTGGGCCAAGAACAACGGCGATACCGCCGAGAGATATCTGCGCAATATGTTCGTAGATGTCGTGAATGAGTATGAATGGCTCAATGAAGGATCGATGATCCAGATCAGGGCGTCACGCCGAGACACCACCGCAGTATTCTCAGTTGCCCAGAAGTCAGTGCCGGAGTTTTTCTCTGACCGTGATCTCGTCGTCGATTGCGGCGGCAGGAGAGCTCGCATCTTTCATCTGGTGAGGCCTCACAAGAGGATCACGAAGAAAGGCGACCTGTTCGTCAGGATGCATTTCAGAGGCATGCGATCTTTCAAGTGGAACAGTTGGGAAATCTTGATCACTGTTCCTGGCCTCCATCACGATCCCATCATCCACTTCGATCTTGGAATGCACGACGAAGACACCATGAAAGAGCCGAAGCGCGAACGCATCGATTCGACAGTCATCGCGAAGTTCTTGTCTGCCCATGTCAGCGGCAAACCCAGACACAAAGCGTATCTGGAACACGTCAAAGGAAGAAACAAAGATAGCGATCCAGAGGAGACCCAAGATCTGACCAATCTCAAATTAAAAGACAGGAAATACGATAAGTACGCCAACTGACGGCGGCCTGGGCGGGTAGAGCGTGAACTCTACCCGCACGGGGCACCGTTGTAGCGGTAGCCATAACCAAGATGAAGGAAGGACGATCTAATGTTGCGCTTTAACCAAATCAAAATTGTGTCTGGAGCATTGCTTGCGTCGGCTCCGGTGCTCTACCTCGGGTTCGGCGCCGAGGCGGTGCGGTTCACGGAGAAGCAGTTCGCGCAGTACGTGGGGCGCTGCGCCAGCGACGTCGGGTTCTACGAACGCCACATGCGGTGGTGCGAGGCGGTCTACCGGGTGACATATCACAAGGCACCCCGCCACGCCCGCGCGGCGGCCCAGGAGACGTTCCCGCCGGTCCAGGCGTACGGAGACCAGGTCACCGTCTACCGCGACCACCAGGCTTCTGGCGAGAGCGGCCCGGCGGACAAGTTCATCGCCCTGCAGACGGCGGCGGACGTGCAGCGAAACTCGTTCTTCGGGCTGGCGCTCGGCTGGTTCCCCGGCGCGATCAACCTCGGGATCAACACCATCAGCACGCCGGCGGTTCAGCAGGCCCGGGCGGAGCGGCCACGCGTCGTCACGACCTACTACGTGAAGAAGGTGGTTGCCAGCCAGTAACCCTGGCCTGGGGGAGCCGGGAGGTGGGGATCCGGCTCCCACGGGGCGGAGCTAGCTGAAACGATGGGAGGAAGAGATGGACTTCTGCATCGAGCATGGCTTCGAGTTCATGAGGTCTCGTTTCGGCGATCCGATCGCATACTGCGCCAAATGCGAGGAGAAGAAAGGATCAACGATGACATATGACAAGAAGTGCTACGACCTCGCTGCGTCTTTCCTGCGCGACAAGGAAACGGACAGCGAGGATGAGTTCAAGTCCCACGCGGACGCGCTGGCACAGATGATCCAGGAGGTCGTCGAGGATTACATGCGGGAGAATTATTTGGGAGAAGGTAAATGACCCTCATTATCCCGATAGGCAGGGCGCCGCGGCAGATGGTCCGGACCCGCGAGTGCGTCACCTTCAAGTGCGCGCACTGCGGTAGCGAACGCGTCACCAAGGATGCTGATGCCGAGTGGGACAAGGTCCTACAGAGGTGGGTCATAAAGCGGACGTTCGAGACGGCCAACTGCGAGGACTGCGGGACGGACACGAGACTGGTGGGAGAAGTGATATCATGAACTGGCTGCGCGACCTCGACTGGACCGACCTCTGGCATGCCGTCGCGGTTGCGCTATTCGTGCTGGCCCTGGTAATTTGGGCTGACTATGCGGGCAACTTCACGGAGGTGGCGGGACTGCGATGACAGGTGATCAGCTCCGCAAGTTGCGCGAGGCCAACGGACTGTCGAAGCGGCAGCTGGGCCTCGCGCTCGGGTTCAAGTTCACGAGCACAAACAGCGCGGGCAGGAAGGTCTCGGCGCTGGAATCTAAGTCTTTTGTTCCTGAGCCCCTCGTCCACCGTATCAACAAGATGCTGGAGGATGGCAGGTTGGTGACGACATGACCGACGCCGAGATGCGCATATTCCTGCTCTGGGAGCACCAGCGCATGGACACGAAGGACATCGCCCAGCTCGTGGATTCGTCGGAGGCGAAGGTGTGCAGCCTCCTCTGGAGGTTGCGCGAGGAGCGCCGGCGTGACAGACAGCGCAAACACCTAACCGCCAAGGAGCCGTGATGAGAATTTTATTTCTGGTAATATTCCTGCTGGCGTCGTTCTCTGCTCGTGCCGACGACGAGTGCCGCAGGCCCGACGTCGACCACGTCACGTTCCCGGTCACACTCTCAGATGGGAAGACATACAATGAAGTCGGATTTTTGTACCGTCATCGAGGTGTCGCCGAACGCGACCTCCAAGTCACCATCCACGGCGCTACCGATCAGCACCTATACTGGGATATCCCTGATCTCAACGGACGGGCGTACTCCTACGTTAACTTTATGGTGTGTCGCGGCTACGATATACTGGCACTCGACTCTCTAGGCGCGGGCCAGAGCGACAAGCCTCCCGGAGACTTCCTGAACACCAACGAGACGGTATCCTCGCTGAATCAAGTCATCCAGCAGGTCAAGCGCGGCATCCGCCATCGGCATCTGTACGTGGTCGGCCACTCGTTCGGCGCCGAGCAGGCGGTGCTGCTGCAGGCGCGGTTCAACAACCCGGCCGACGCCATCGTGCTGTCCGGCTGGGGCCACACGCTGACGCCTCTGCCGCCGTGCGGCGCGCTGGATTTGAGCATGATCTACATCCAGCCGTTCACGATCGACCAGACGCGGTGCTTCTTCTTCTACCCTCCGGAGACCGATCCGGACATGTTGGTGCTTGATCATGATGTACTCGGCAGTACTATCTCCCGTGGCCAATTTTTGGATGTCCTCAGCTTTTTCAACAACCGTCTACTTGATATGGCGGGTGCCGTCAGCAGTCCCGTGCTCGTCCAATTCGGCGAGTTCGACCCGCTCTACCCGGGACCGATCGAAGCCCCGAAAGAGAAGACGTTCTTCCCGAACGCCAAGCACGTCCAGGTGACGATCATCCCCAAGAACGGCCACAGCCTCAACAACCACAAGACCGCTCGGGAGAGCTGGGTGGTCGTGGACAGGTTCCTGAAGTCGCTGTACGGCGAGGGACACCGCGAGTGACTCTGCGCGTGATCAGCCTCGGCGCTGGCGTCCAGTCGACGGCGCTGGCGCTGATGGCGGCGCATGGCGAGATCGCGCCAATGCCTGACGGTGCGATCTTTGCCGACACTGGCTGGGAACCGAAAGCGGTCTATGAGCATCTCGACAAATTGGAACGCGCATTGCCATTCCCGGTCTATCGGGTGAGCGCAGGCAACCTACGTGAAGCGGCTATCGGTGGCGGGTCGAAGAGGTCTCCAAAGTTTGCGATCATTCCGTGGTTTACGCGCAATCCTGACGGAACCCATGGGATGGGCAGGAGGCAGTGCACGGCGCAGTACAAGATCGACCCGATCATGCGCAAGATAGTCGAGTTGTGCGGCGGCCTTCGGCGGAAGGGACAGGCGGAATCATGGATCGGAATATCGACGGATGAGGTCATGCGTATGAAGCCCGCGCGTGTCCAATACATCATCCACCGATGGCCGTTGATCGAGATGCGAATGAACCGTGGAGATTGCAGGGCATGGTTACAGCGCCACGGATGGGAAGCACCGAGGTCAGCATGCATCGCTTGCCCATTTCGATCTGACGAGGAATGGCAGATGCTTACGCCGAACGAGATCGTTGATGCGGTCCTTGTCGATGAGGCTATCCGGCACCAATTTCCGTCGAAAGGTGAGCAGTTCGTCCATCGGGCGCGGGTACGGCTTGCAGATGTCGATCTTAGGTCACCTGCTCGGATCGGTCAGGCTGACCTGTTCAACAACGATTGCGAAGGGATGTGCGGGGTATGAGGCAGCGCCGTGACCCGATGGCCAACGTGGTCCGCCGCACCTGGACCGAGCGCATAGACGACAAGGCGTTCGCTGCGATCGCAGAGTTCAGCGAGACCTACCGCGGGCACATGTTCGCAGCATCGACGTTCCTGTTGTGGCTTATTGGGCAAATCAGTGGTTGGGCAGCAAAACGTGTTGCCAAGGAGAAGGCCGAGGCCAAGCTGCAGGTAGAACTGCGCCGCGGCGATCATCAAGGCACCGGTATGGGTGACTACCACCATCATCGCCACGGCATGCCTATGGTCGGCAAGATACGGGACTTGAACCGTCCCTAGCCGGCATGTAACCATCCGCCATGGCCAAAAAGACGAAATCAGCACTGCAGCCGCTAATCCTTCAACCGCGCGCTGGTGCATGGCCAGCAGACAAGGTCGAGAGACGGTCCGTCAAGGACCTCCTCGCATATCCGCAGAATCCGCGAGTTCACTCCGACGAACAGATCGACGCGCTGGTCCGCAGTCTCAACGAGTTCGGCTGGACGATGCCGATTCTCGTAGATGAGGGAGGCGTCTGCATCGCTGGCCATGGTCGTTTGATGGCGGCGAACCGCATGGGGATTTCTGAGGTCCCAGTCATGGTCGCCGATGGATGGACGGAAGAGCAGAAGCGGGCCTACAGAATTGCAGATAATGCCCTGACGGAAGCGTCGACATGGTCGCCGCAATTGCTGAAGATTGAACTCGGCGAACTGGCGCTGACGGGTTACGATCTCAAACTTACGGGATTCGATGATTTCAAACTTGTCCAGTATATGGTGCAGGTGAGTGGACAAGATCCGGAGGCGACGCCAGAGCCGCCAGCAGTGCCGATATCGCAGATGGGTGACTTGTGGCTGCTGGGAAAGCATAAGCTGCTGTGTGGGGACGCCACGGCGGAGACTGATGTTGGCCGGTTGCTAGATGGTGCTAAACCGCATCTAATGGTGACCGATCCGCCGTATGGCGTTGATTATGATCCGGACTGGCGGAACCACGCCGCGCGCCACAGTCATGGTATGGGCAATCGCGCAATAGGTGCCGGCGCGGTTGGCAAAGTTTCGAATGATGATCGCGCCGATTGGGACGCCGCCTGGGCGTTGTTTCCCGGCGATGTTGTCTATGCGTGGAGTCCGTCAGGTGACTTGTTGATCATGCATCACAACGCGCTGATCGCCGCCGGCTTCGATATTCGTATGCAGATTATATGGGGCAAACAACAATTCGCGATCGGCCGCGGAAACTACCATGTGCAGCATGAGCCATGCTGGTACGCTGTTCGGAAAGGCAAGACGGGCCATTGGAATGGCGACCGCACGCAATCAACGCTGTGGTTGATCGACAAGCCGCACAAATCCGAGACGGGACACTCGACGCAGAAGCCAATCGAGTGCATGAAGCGCCCGATCGAGAACAACAGCCGTCCGGGTGAATCCGTCTATGATCCGTTCGTCGGATCAGGGACCACAATCATTGCCGCTGAGATGACCAGTCGCATATGCTTGGCGTTGGAGATCAATCCGATCTATGTGGACGTCGCAGTGCAGCGTTGGCAGGACTACGCCAAGCAACAAGCCACACTAGAGGCGACAGGACAAACCTTCGACGAAGTAGCCCGGGAGCAACTTGCGCCGCCGTCCCGGGCCAGGAAGAACAAGAAGGCTAAGTCTACTTCTTCGGCACTCCAAAGTACCGCGTGACCTTGCCGTCCTTCTCCTTGCGCAAGCCGAGTCCGACTGCCTTGGCCTGAGCCGGCACAGAAACGGACGGCCACTTAGTGGCGGCGAGGATATCTGCGGTCGTGCAGCCTTCCTTGCGCAGCAGGAGCTGGCCGACCATGGCCGTCTTGCTGATGCCTTTTCCAGCAGTCTTCTCGGCGCGATTCTTGGCGGTCTTTGCGTCCGGCGGGTTCTTGATCACCCGGTCCGGCCCGATGGTCTTCTTGTGCTTGGCGACGAGCGCCTCTTGCGCCTCGACGCTCTTGTCGCCGTCGCGCTTCAGGAACTTGGGCACGCCGTTGGCGTCCTCGGTGGTGTCGACCGGCTTCCTGGCCGCGGCCATGATCTTCTCCACGGCCGCAGCGGTGATGGCCTCGCCGGCCAGCCGGTCGGGCACGCTGACCAGGGCGTCGACCGCGCGCTTCCCGCCGTTGGCCTTGACCTGGGCGTCGCTGACGGGCGGGCGCTTGTCCGCGGCGGTCGCGCGCCACATCCAGCGCTTGTCGCACTTGACGACGGTGAAGTCGAACTCCGGGATGGCCTGCGGTCCGAGCTCGGCGATGGCGGCCTTCACGGCGCGGTCGCGCTTGTCCCAGGACTTTTCCGGCGCGGGCGCTGGCGTGGTCGGCAGGTTTCTCATGTTGGCGTTGGTCATGGCGATCATCGGTGGTTCTCCATCTTTGGCGGTTGGGCTGAGGCCCGATATGCGCCGCGGATACGGCGCACGTCGCGCGTCAGGCGATCTCCATCAGAAGTTCTTCGTCGCCGTAGACCTGTGGTTCACCGCAACCTTCGCATTCATAGCCGCGGGCGTCCGGTTCAATGCCGCCGTGTTCAAGTCCGCAGGCGAGGCAAAACCCTGGGTCTTCGAGGGATGAACGGCGGCGGGCGACAGCGCCGAGGATAGTCTCCTCGGTCACACTCTTGTGCCATTTGGCGCGCGGCAGCATCATTTGTGGTTCTCCATCTGGAGTCGGTCCAAGCCGCTCCGGGAGGGGCACCCGAAGATGCCCCCGGCCGGAAAGGCCTTAATGCTGCTTGCTGTTGATCGCCAGCGCTGCCCATGCCCGGGTGCCGGCGTAGATCAAGGCGGGGATGCTGGCACCGAGCGCAGCGCCCGTGACCGTCATCCGGTGGTAGGTGCTGTCGGGAGCGCCGGAGCCGAAAGCCAGGGCGTTGAGCGCCGAGGACCACCCGAAGGCGGCGATCAGGGCCGGGTTGGCGAACCGCGCGACCGCCTTGTTCGACTTCGTCCCGGCGGTGACGACCATAGCCACCTCGAGGCTAACGATCAGGAGGTCGAGGCCGACCGCCATCGCGGTGCCTTCCAGGGCGGGGCAGCCGGTGACGATGCTGATCCCGCGGGCGAGGTGGGTGAGGCTGAGGCCGAGCAGGACGCTGATGACGGTCCCGAGGCCGGCGGCGGGGCCGTACTGCTTGGCGACGCGGGCGGCGGTCGATGTCCGGCGGGCGCGGCGGGACGCCGGCTTGGCTTGGGGGAGGGCTACGATGTTGGTTTGGGTCTTCATGTCGTTTTCTCCTTTGGAGATCGGGCGTGATGCCCTGCTGACGAGTCGATATATAGACAATCACGGGAGGGATGTAAACAAAAAAATCAGCCAATGTTGACGATTTCTTGCCCTTGTGCGTAGGGTCATCAGCTTTTCCAGCGGGGGAAACCGGTGCCAGACGACGCGAAAAACAAGCTTCTGACCATGTTCGTCACCAGGGTGGCGAATCATTCGGTCTCCGAGGACGGGACCCTGGCCGTGCTGGTGTGCGACCGGCAGGACGGCACCCAGGTGGCGCTGGCGATGCGCCCGGAGCAGGTGGGCCGGCTGGCGGACCAGGTGAACGAGCTGTTCCACGCGGTCCTCCGCAAGAAGCTCTCCATCGGCAGCTCCGTGCTGCGCTACCCGGACGTGTTCGGGGTGTCGACGCACGAGAGCCTCCGCGGCGGGGTGATCCTCGGGTTCGACCCAGGGACGACGCACGAGGCGAACTTCGTGCTCGGCATCAACAAGATGGGGCAGGTCGACCCGACGTTTGCCTTTGAGGTCGGGCAGCAAATCCTGAAAAAGGCAAAGGACATCATCGCCAAGCCGCAGGGGCGCAACCGCATTATCCTCCCGCCAGGAGTTCGCTGATGAGATTTTTCAAAGAGTTGCTCTGCTGGCATGACTGGCAGTCATGGAAGGAAGATAGTTCCAGGTGGGCGTCAGCGTTCTCCATTTTCGCGACGGCTGGGTCAGATTTGGCAGAGACGGTGCTCGTTGAAAGATACAAGACGAGATACTGCAAGAAATGCGGCAAGTTTCAAAAAAGGTCGCTCGGCAGCTATTATGAACGGAAACGCTGATGGGTTTCGAACTCCTCCATCCGGTGAACGACCGCGACAAGTGGCTGCGGACGATCTACCAGCTGCCGCAGGCACTGCATGACGTTCACTGGACGCCTGACTACATGGCGGCGGAGGAGTTGCGTGGGCATGAGGCGCGTCTCGCCACCTACACCTACCGCGACTACGTCGTGGCGCAGCCGATCATCATTCGGGATATCTTCCCGTTCGACATAGGCATGCCAGAAGATGAGGCTGTGGAGGCAGTTTGGACCTGCCGCGACGTGTCGAGCCCGTATGGCTACGGCGGCCCGGCGTCGAATCACGGCCCGCAGCTCTATGAGTGGTTCAACCAGGCGTTCACGAACTGGGCTATGGAGAACCGCGTCGTGACCGAGTTCTGCGCGCTGCACCCGTTCATGACGGCGCACCAGCTCGGGCTACTCAAGGCCGTGCCGGGCATCCAACCTGTGACCCGCAAACAGATCGTCTGGGTTGACCTCAATGGCGACTTCGCGGAGCAGTACCACGCCAACCGAAAGGCCGGCATCAAGAAGGCGATGAAGGAGGGCATCAACATCGTCATGGGCGATCAGCCCGACGTGTTCATCAAGATGTATCGTCTGACGATGCTGCGCAAGCAGGCAGCGACGCGCTGGTACTTCACGGACGAGTACCTCAAGGCTCTCTGCGACCTCGGGACGGTGTGGTACGCCCGCGTCGGCGCCATCGTCCAGTCGGCCGCGCTCATGCTCATGACGCGGGACGGCACTGCCTACTACCATCTCGCCGCGAACTCCGACATTTATCCGAGGGTTTGCGCCAACGACCTGCTGGTCCACGAGATGGCGCAATATGCAGCGCGCAACGGATGCAAGCGGTTCCACCTCGGCGGAGGGGCGACGTCGGACCCGTCGGACCCGGTGCTGTTCTTCAAGTCCGGGTTCTCCGACCTGCGCGCGCCGGCAATGTCCTACTTCCGGGTGTTCGACGAGGCGGCCTACGCGGGGCTGTGCGCCGAGAAGAAGCGCCGGGAGGTGGCCGAGACGGGGACGGAGTTCGGCACCAGCTTCGAACCGCTGTACCGACGGGAGGCTTCATGAGCGCTGAGATCATTCGTGAGTTGAAGCGCGAGGCGGCTGGTTTCCTGCAAAGCGGGCTCTCGTCCTACACTGGATACTGGCCCAACGATTTCTATGGGAATGAGGCACAACGCTACTACCAGTGGAGCAAGCGTGTATATGATTTGATCAGCAAACTTCCTGAGCAGCCGAAGATATCATGAGCAGCAAAATCGGTCGTCTCGCTCTTCGTGAGGAGGGCAACTACTGGAACGCCTACTGGGCTTCACCTGACACGATGAAGGATGCTGTCTTCCTCGCCTCCGTCAACATGGGGTTGGTCAAGACCAGGGAACGGCAGGACGAATGGCGGCTGCTGGTGCAGGAGATGGCCGGCGACCTCATCGAGGAACATGCCGGTGTGCGGCCGACGTGGCCGGACCCGGAACGCGCGCCGGAGTATGAGCGGGCAGGAAACTCCTGAGATGAAGATTTTCCGCGGCGTACCAGGAGGACAGGTCACCGTCGAGGACGGCGGCAAGGTCACCGTGTTGCCATCCGTCGGCAACACCAAACTTGGATTCGCGTGGGGCAACGGCAACGCCGAGGCAGGCCATTTGGCGTTGGCACTGGCAGAGAACGTGCTCGGCCACCAGGAAGCCACTAGATTTTATCAGCGCCTCAAGCACCGCACCGTCATGACGTGGACCGCAGCAAGTCAATGGTCGATTAGCGAGAAGGACCTGCTGTCCCACATCGAGGACATGCGTCAAAATGAGCGGGACTCGGCCCAGGCCAAGGCGATGGTGGCGCAGCAGCCAGCCCCGGTGGTCTACGAGGGCGGCACCGGGATAGGCGGACTCCCGTTCAAGCGCAGCCAGCAAGACAGCGGGCCTGGACCCATGGTGGCCCAGGAACGACGCCAGGAGCCCGCTGGTGCGCCAGCAGCCGAGGTGGCAGGTTTAGTGGCGTCCAAGACGATAGCCTTCCAGCGGCCGTCTATGGAGCATGGCGAGGTCATCCCCGAAGACTGGCCAGAGAAGGTGGACGGCTTCCGCGCCACGGCCGGCGACTTCGTGACCGGGACCAGGCTCGTTTACTGCCTCGTCTTGTGCGGGTGCTACAACTGGCAGGACGCGGCGCAGGTGCCGGAGGAGAGGCTGCGGGCGATCCCGCAGTGGGGCGACGCCCTGATGGCCGAGATGATGGAGGTGTTCGCGAAGCGCAACATCACCTACGTCGTCAAGGAGAAGCGCCAGCAACTGTTGGCGTCGGCGCTGGCGAAGCTCACCTCGGAGGAGAAGGAGGCGATGGGACTGTCATGACCAACGAGAACAACGTCGCGCTGAAGGCGATGGTCAAGGAGGCGCTGGAACTGATTGAGGGGAGACGCGCAGTCGTCAGCCAAGCGGACAGGAACATCGCGACCACACTCGTGCGTCTGGCCGAGACGGTCGCGTACGGCTCGCCGAAGACCCCGCAACGGTCGCACCATCACGACGCCGAGGATTCATCAGGATTACCGTCCGCCGATCAGCAGGAGGCAGAACGCAACGCCGTGCTGGCCACGTTGACACCGTCCCAGAAGCGGGCTCTGGGGTATCCGGGATAACCAAGAAAGGAAGATGGAGATGAACCAAGATCAAGTTCTGGGACTGGTCCGCAACCTGCTGGCGCTCGGCGGCGGCATAGCCGTCGGCCGCGGCTGGCTCAACAGCGAGCAATTGACGCTGATCGGCGGCGCTGCTGGCACTCTCATCCCGCTCGCGTGGACTCTCTTCGCGCACACCGACAGCGCCAAGATCGCCGCGGTGGCGGCGCTCCCCGACGTGAGGAAGATCGTCACCATTGCGAGCCCGGCCAGCGACGCGGTGAAGGCCGCGGTGGCCGACGCGTCGCAGCCGAAAGTGTCGAACATCTAGCGATCAACAACTTCCCTGAGAGGGGAGGAAAAGCGGGGCGACATGAGCAGCATTTGGTCTTTATTCGGAAGTTCATCCTGCGAGACCGAGACGGCTGCGGCGACCCGCCACACGCAGGTTATGAACCAGCTATCCACGTTGACACAGGCCATCAACGCGATGGTTGAAAGCCTATCAATCCAGGCCCAAGCATTGAGGCAGATCATGAGCGACACCACAGACCTGACAGCCGCAGTTGCGGCATTACAGACGGCATCGGCTGCCGCGGCCAGTGCCATCGAGACAGAGCTTGCGAAGATCGCCGCCGCCAACACCGGGAACGACCCGGCCATCGCAGCGGCGGTGACGGCCATCAGCGGCGTCACGGCGGCGCTCACGGCCGAGGCAGCAAAGGTTACGCCCTGACCGTGACCAAGCGATGTACGATAATTGCCGAGGTTTCTGTCAATCATGATGGCGACCTCGGCAACGCATTACGCCTCTGTGACGCGGCGAAGTCTGCTGGCGCGGACATCGTCAAGTTCCAGACGTTCGTGCCCACCAGCTTGTTCCGCATGGACAGATGGAAGGATCCGAAGGTCGAGCAGGTGATGGGCTTGGCCCTGGACTTCAACCAGTTCACCAAGATCGCAGCCCATTGCGCGGACATCGGTATCGAGTTCTGCTCGACGCCGGACGACCTCGCCAGCCTCAAGTTCCTGGTCGAGGTCTGCGGCGTGAAGCGCATCAAGCTCGGGTCAGGCTCGCTGCTCTACGAGCCGCTGGTGGACGCGACGTTCGACACCGGGCTGCCGGTGCTCCTCAGCACCGGGATGGCGACATTGGAGGAGATCGAAGGTGCAGTCGCGCGGCAATGGAGCCGCAAGGCGGCAACTTCGGAAAGTCCCAGGATCGAAGTTGATTTGACGGTGATGCATTGCGTCAGTCTCTACCCATGTCCTCCGCACCTAGCCAACGTCGCGGCGATAACTGCGTTGCAACATCTCGGAGACGAGTGGGATGAATCTAATTGGAAGATGGTGAACTACGAACATCGTGTCGGCTACAGCGACCACACGGAGGGGATGTTTACGGAGTCATCGTGCGCCGCCGTCGCGCTCGGGGCGGTGGTCATCGAGAAACATTTCACGCTCAACGAATACGATGATGGTCCTGACCATCACATGTCTGCAAACCCGGCAGAGTTTGAGACGTTGGTGTGCGATATCCGCGAGTTTGAAGAAATCCTCGGCCATGGCCGCAAGGAGCCCAGCGAGGAGGAGTTGGCGATGGTTAGCCGTCTACGAAAGGACAAGGATGGATTCCAACCTGGACTATGAAAATGGGAGGAGAACTGATTGCTCTCCTCCCCCGCACCAAGCCTAACCGCACCTCACCTTGCCCGACCATTCCCGACCGGACCATACCATGCCGCTACGGAATATAGCAGAAAGAGACCGAAGATGAAAGTCTTGGGAGTGATCACCGCCCGTGGCGGAAGTAAACGACTTCCGAACAAAAACACCGCCATGCTCGGCGGGAAGCCGCTCATCGCGTGGTCGATCGAGGTCGGGCTGGCGACGTGCCACCATGTGGTCCTGAGCACCGACAGCGAGTTCATCGCCGGCGTGGCCAAGCAGCACGGCTGCAAGGTCATCATGCGTCCGCCTGAGCTGTGCGGCGATGCCGACCACGTCAGCGTCGTCATCCATGCCGCCAGGAACGCGGAGGACAGTCCCTACAACGCCGTGCTGCTCCTCCAGCCGACGTCTCCGTTCCGCGACGAACGTGACGTTATCGTGGCGCAGAAGGTGATGGTCGACACGGGTGCGGACTCGGTCATCTCCGTCACTGAGTTCCCGAAGTCGGACACCCTGTTCACGCTCGGTCACGCCAACAGGATGCGGAGCGCCGGCGAGAGGGGCACGGTCTACACGCCGAACGGGGCGATCTACCTCGTCAAGTGGGACCACCTGCTGGAGAATGGCGACTGGTACGACCCGCACGCCTACGCCTACGTCATGCCGCCGGAGCGCTCGCTCGACATCGACACGCACGCGGACTTCGAGGCGGCCAGGGCGATGCTGGACGACGAGGGGAGGTTCGACCCGGGGGCGATTACCAAAAAAGCGACGGCACCAGCATGATGTACGTATTGATCCCTATTATTCTAACTGCGATTTCTCTCAAAAGGACAAAATCAGAGCAGCCATTAGGCTGGCCGCCAACGGTGTTTTAATAGGGTGTTCATCACCTTGCTGGTCTCAGCGACCACATCATTTTGTTTGTATGCTCATGAGCATTTTCCCGTACTCTATGATGTCCCGGCTCACGTCAGGGATTGGCTGGGATAGGAGGCAAAATTGTTCAGCGTCCAGGCGGTGGTGGACGCGGTCTTATTAGTCACGGAAGGACCAGCCAGCCACCACCGGCCGGTCGTCACCGACGAGGACGTGCTGGCGATAGCGGACCAAGCCCGGCGTCTCGACTCCTACCACTACGTCAACCTGCTCCAGGAACGGCTCAAGGAACGGATGCAAGTCAAGCATGCGGTCGCCGTGTCCAGTGGTAGCGTCGCGCTGGAGTTGGCGCTGCACCTGGTCGGGGTGAAGCGTGGCGATAACGTGCTGCTGCCGACGCTCTCGTTCGTGGCCGCGGCGAACGCCGTCGTCAGGATCGGGGCGACGCCGGTCTTCGTCGACGCATATGGAAGGGACTACGGACCAGATCCGATCGATATCTTGAAATGCTTATTCAGCAACACCGGAGTCTTCAAGCCGGCTGCAGTCATCGCCGTTCACCTGCTCGGTCATCCGTGCAGCATGCCAGCGCTGTTGAGCATTGCCGACGCTTATGGCGTTCCGGTTATCGAGGACGCGGCAGAAGCGATCGGGTCGGCGATCCTCAATGATCCAAATCGTCCGACCAGCAGACCATGCGGTTCCTGGGGCACCGTCTCCGTCGTCAGTTTCAACCTCAACAAAGTGGTCACGTCCGGCGGCGGAGGCGCGCTGCTGACGAACGACGACGAGCTAGGGGCCATGGCGCAGCACCTCGCCACCACCGCCAGGGTCGCGCACCCGTGGCTGGTGGAGCACGACGCGATCGGCTGGAACCACCGCATGCCGATGCTTTCGGCGGCGTTGTGCAGCGAGCAGGTCAAGCGACTGGACGTCCTGGTGAAGGCCAAGCGCGGTCTGGCGATGGCCTACAAAACGGCGATCAACGGCATGGACGGCGTGACGTTTCACGAAGAGCCTTTCGGCACGTTCTCGAACTTCTGGATGCCGACGATCCTGGTGCCTTCCGGGGAGCGCGACGCGGTGTTGACGGCGCTGCACGATTGCGGGGTAATGGCGCGCGCGGTGTTCACGCCGATGCACCGGCTGAAGATGTATCAGGACGGCGGTGGTACGTTCCCGGTGGCGGACGAGGTGTTCAGCCGGGCGGTGTGTCTTCCCGCAAGTATAGAATTAGCCAGGAAGTTCGCATGAGCAAGAACGGCAGGGTGGCCACAGACGCGTCGTGGGACACGGTCATGATGATGCAGAAGGCTTGCAAGGACGGGGAGAGTTTTCAGAGCGCCGTTGCACGTGTTCCGGAGCAGGACAAGCAATACGTCCACGAATTGGCGGACATTTGGCGCGGCTGGAAGAGCGGTAGGTTCAACGCTCATTATCACGGCGACGTTCTCTGGGGATAGAGTCGGCCAGGAGGTTCGCATGACTACTAAGGAATTAGACGAGAAGTTGGGCCTGCTCTTGGTCGAGTTGGACAAGATACAAAAGTTCTTGGCAGAAATTCATGTAGCTATCCGGACGACTGTTGCGGATGGGACGTATGATGAGACGCTGATCCGCAAAGCTGTCAGTTTCGAACTTGCAGAGATCATCGTCTCGTACCGCGAGCAGATGAGCATCCGGCCTCCGTCCGGTGTTGACGCCGACTCCCGTTCCGTTGCTAGGGTCATCCACGGAGACGAGGAGACCGCAGATGACCGATCCAATCCCGACGGCACCAGGTTGGTACGTCTACAGGGACACCACGATCGTTCCTGAGTATCCGCACCATTTGCTCAAAGCTGGACCGTTTGAAACGAGTGTCCAGGCCCATGACGAGGTTTCTCGTCTTCTGCGCACGACTGGTCACTATGATCAAGTTCATGGGTACCTTGACAAGTACTTCGTTCGTCGGGAGCCACAGGACTCGTTCGAAAGCTACGTCAGGAAATTAGCTTCTAATTTTGGAAGTCCGAGGAGAACACTGAGAGGAGAATGAACATGGGTTGGATATCAAGGATCATCCCCAAGTGGCTGCGGGCTCAATCGTCCGGGACGATCCGGCCGGAGCTGCCTAAGCCGTACGGGTCGAACAACCATCTGAACGCGCCGTCGCAGCCAACGCGGACGTCGCTGCCGATACCACCCGGACCGATACCGCAGGGCGGCAATGTTAGTTCGACAGCATCGAGCTTCAACACATGATCGACGCGGCGATGAAGTTTCATGCCGCACTCCTGCTGCTGCTAGCTGCCACGACGTGCGCTGAGGCGCAATGCGGCCCTTACGGGCAATACCCGTGCATGCCGCGGCCGTACTACGGACCACCGCCCGGCTACTACGCGGCCAACCCGCCGCGCCCTCCGCCGGTGGCGATGCCGTGCCCGAACTGCGGGCGGCCCATGATTCGCCGCCAAGTATTCCGGCCGGGCGTCGGCTGGGTCACGATCTATGTCTGCCCGGAATGCAATTAAGGGAACACCGATGAAGGAAATCTTTGAGACGCTGCGCTCCATGGCGCGTGAAGATCAGAAGACCACTGTTGAGGGCGTCTTCACCTTGGCCGGGTTCGGTCTTCTGGAGCAGTTCCTGGGCGATGTCCACCGCATCGCCGACGCGCTGGAGCGCATCACCGTTCAGATGGAGAGTGTAACCATCAAGGACGGCGTCGGCAGCGGCTTCGTCAGGGTCACGCAGCCAGGACTGAGAGGGAGAACAGAATGAAGATCGTCCTCATCTCCGGTAGCCGGTCCGACCGGAACGCACTGGAGATGGTCAACCGCGCCCTGCTTGCGGAGAACCATGATGTGCGCTGGGTCACGGCGGTATCTGGCCGACCCGCTATGAACGCCGACGACGCTACGGGGATTGTGGCGGACAGCATCGAGGTTGTGGCTTCCAGCATTCATAAACTTCATCGCCACGGTCGGCCAGACCTCGTTGTGCTGCACGGCGACCGCCATGAAATTCTCGGTGCCGCCATGGCCGCCAACATTACGGGTGTCCCTATAGCCCACGTCGGCGGCGGCGACCTCACCGAGGGATCACAAGACGATAGTTTCAGGCATGCGATCACAAAACTGTCGCATCTGCACTTTCCCAGCAATCAGGACTCGGCCGATCGGATCGTCCAGATGGGCGAGGAGCCGGACCGTGTCCACGTCACCGGGTGCCCGGGGATCGACATGGTGATGGCGACGCCGACCATGACTCGGGCAGGAATTTTCGTCACGATTGGGTTGGCCAACGATTATATGCTCACAGTGCCCCAGAGAAGCCTCCTGGTGCTGTTTCATAGCAACACCCTGGGTGACACAGCCTCCGAGCTAGAGGCTCTCAGCGTGGCCCTGGCGCGCAGGACGGAGGCATTGGTGCTGCTGGGGCCGAACGCCGACGCCGGGGGCGACCTCATCCGCCGGGAATGGCAGCGCCTCGCCCAGAACCGCCCCGACACCGTCTATCACGACAACGTCGAGCCGCAGGTGTTCTACTCCCTGCTGCGGTGGTGCGACGTGCTGGTCGGGAACTCGTCGGCGGGGTTCTACGAGGCACCGTGTTTCGGAACGCCAGTGGTCAACCTGGGAGACCGCCAGAAAGGTCGCCCGCTTGGCGGCGTCGCGTCCCAATGCGGCAACTCGACTGATCCCGCGTATATTGGCGAGCATATTGAGGCAATGATCGGGAAACGATTCGGCTCGCGTGAATATGGCGGGACCAGCAATCCCTACGGGGACGGCCACGCCGCCGAGCGCATCGCCAAGGTGATAGGCGGGATTGAGGACCCGCGCGCGCTGCTGCGGAAGAAGTTCCATCAATGGTGTCTTTCCGGTTCCGTCGAACCATTGCGTGACGAGTTCAAGCGAACGATGGATGCCATCGCTCAAGGAATAATTTTATGACCACGCTCATCATGCAAACGTATTTTCCCCGCCACGGGATCAGCGGCAAGCGGTTCGAACCGTGGCTTCAACCTATCGCCATCATCGAGAAGGGGAACCCTGGCGTTCGCGAGAACCTCCTCGAGGTACGATGCGAGGATGCCAGGAAGCCGGAAGACGCCACCTCACCCCCAAAGTGGGAGGTCGCGCGCCTCGACGACAAGATGGGCCTCAGCGTGACGGCGACCGAGGGTTGCCTGCTGGCCTGGAAGGTGAAACGCAACAACGAGGATGGCTGCAGGGTTTACGGAGACGCACTCCTGTTCGCCCCCGGCAACCTCTGGGACAACGAGCCAGAAGGATACATCCTCTCGGCCTACCTGGGGCGGGCGTTTTGCCTGGCGATGGCGATCGTAGTTCTCCTCTTGGCACAGGACGGGGCACGCGCCCAGCAGCGCGGCTACTTCTGGGACGGATATGAGTGGCAATGGCATGGGGGAGGGCAGCCGACGCGGGCGCATCCTCCCGGCCCGGTATACCCGGAGGGACAGATACGGGAGCACGACATGGACTGTCAGGGGCAGTATTGCGTCGACCAGTTCCACCGGAATGGTGGCAGGCCCAGGCCGCTGTGCCCGTCCCCGCGCGGTCCAATCCCCTGCTATTGAGAGGAGTTGTCACGTGCGACAGGAAACCGCCAAGACGAGCATCGAGAAGTGGGACGACCTCCACCGGCAGGTCCAGTGGGGGACGTGCCCTGAGCCTGCCGTGGCCCGCTGGGCGATGCGCCGGTGGGGAGGGCAGGTCAAGGACGCGATGGGCTCGGTTCGTCTCCTAGAGGTCGGCTGCGGCGTCGGCGCGCAGGCTATATGGTTAGGCAACCACGGGTTCCTGGTCGACGCCTGCGACGCATCGCCGGAAGCGATCGGACGTGCCAACCATTTCAATGTCATGCACCACTCGGTGAAGTTCTATCCAGCCGCGCTTCCAGGCCTCATCGAGTACGGGTTCGTTCCCGGCGCGTATGACGGCGTCATCGACGTCTGCTGCCTCCAGCACGTGGACTACTTCGAGAAGTCCATCCGTGAAATCATGGCACTGCTCAGGTCCGGCGGCCAGCTGCTATCGATCATGGCCTGCGCCGACCACAGTCCCGTGATGCGCGAGGAATTGGCGGGCGCGACGTTCCACCGGCTTATCCAGGGTGAGGTCTACGAGGCTTTCGGTATGTTCCGGGGCATCAAATTGGAATCCATGACCCACACCGACAACGGCGCGAACATCTCGCACTGGATCATCGAGGCGACAAAGTAATTGATTTGATTTTTCGCCTCCAATCTGCCCCCGGCCCAAGCCGCGCGCTTGATGCGGAGATCGCGCTTGCGAATGGCATCTATGAATTTCACGACAAAGGAACGGGACTTGTCGCAAAGTCTGGTGGTAGTTGGGAACGGCCGCCACGCTACACCGAATCCATCGACGCGGCGCTGACGTTGGTGCCAGATGGCGCGTCTTGGGAAATAGGTACGTACATCACGACGGGAAAATACCGCGCATACGTGTTGACGGATCAACAAGGGAGCAGCGGCCATGGCGCCACTCCCGCCCTCGCCCTTCTTATCGCGATCGAGCAGGCAAAGGGAGATAAGGCATGAGCCACGCCAAAGTCGCACAAAAGATCGACAGCCTATCGTCAAAGGCTGTCCGGCAATGGCTAACCGAGCGGCTCAATAACTGTCATCACATCGCGGCGCGAAAGACAGGCGTGTCCCGTGACTTGTGGCTTGAGGATGCGGCTTATTTTGCCGCTGCTATAGGGC